TACTGTCATTTGTGGGAGAAAAGGAACGTTACGGATGACGATTATCCAGAAAGGCGGGAAAAATGAAGATAGGTGACGAAGTATTCGTGCATGGCTATGTTGATGAAATCAGAAAGAACGTGGTCATAATTAAAAACGAAGGTGGTTACTTTGGGACAGTAAAAGAAGAAGTGGTTGATTTGATTCGTTGCAAAGATTGTGAATTTCTGACGAGTACCATGAAATGTAGTGTCCATTATGACGACTGGGGAAGTTTGCAAGATACTTCAATTAATAATTATTGTTCAGATGCAGAAAGGAAAGAGGAATGACAGAATGCAGATGCGAGAAATGTGAGTTTGCCAAGGATGCGTTTGGCAATTTCATAGAATGTGTGCGATTGCACCGCTTTATAGACTGGTGGTATTGGAACAACGAAACACCGTATGACTGTCCGATAGACTGCGGATCGGATATGAGAGGAGAAACAAATGGAGTTTGAAACAAAAGATTTGACGGTAGAAGATTTAGCGAATTATGCGAAAAGTATTACAGATGAATTGAAGGCTCGTTATTACGATTTATCAGGAACTTATAAGGATGTTTGGAAAAGCTATGGAGATCTACAAGATGAGCATTCAAAATTGAAATCTTGTTATAATGAATTGAAAGAAAAGTATGAGGATCTGACACAAGAAGAATCAGGATCTCAATATGAATATGAAGCATATAATGAAGGATTTGAAAACGGCGAACAATCAATGCAGGAGAAAGCTAACAAAATATGCGAATATTGGGAGGATAATAATACGGCCGTATTAAGCGAATTATTTGATGGTTGGACATGGACGCAAATTTTCGAAAATATAGAAACGGCGTATGATAAGATCATAGAGTATGAAAAGAAGGAAAAAGAAATCAAGGTAGGAGATGAAGTTGTGGATCGTGACGGAACTAAGTATGTTGTCAGGTTCTTAAATGATAGTTATGCAGATGCATTGGCATATAATGGGGTATCGGTGGAATGTGATTATGCAGATATATCAAAAACAGGTAAGCATTATCCGCTGGATGAAATGCTAAAGGAGCTGGAAAATGAATAATCAATCAATACAAAATGAGTTAGATCTATTGGAGTGGGAAATAAATAATATAGATGATGAAATTACAGCGTTGCAACTTAAACGAGCAAAAAAAGTGGCTCAGTACAACGAGTTAAAAAAGGAGTTGAAATAAATGAAACCAACGAATGAAGAAGTGTATCAAGCGTTAATTACTTTGCAAAATTTGTGTTTTGAAACTGAAGATTGTCCAAATTGTCCACTGCATATGGAGAAATTCAAATCTTGTGGATTGATGGAATATGAGCCAGACGAATGGGAAATTAACGGAGTTAGCGAATGGAAAGCGTTTGAGTAGAAAGACAGAAAAATGGCTGACTTATTTTTAATACTATGGAAATGTGTTATTACATCGTTATTAGTCGAATTAACTGTTAGACGGTTTGCAGACAAGAAAAGTTTGATTCATAGGTCATTGTACATTTTTGAGCTAGTATGTGTGACGTTATGGATATGGAGGTTATAAAAGCAGGATCGGTCGGATTGAAAGAATATGCAGAAAGGAAGAAGCTATGTCACAGTGTGAAAGGATCTTAAAACACATGGAAATGTTTGGAAGCATCACAACTATGGAAGCGTTTAATGAGTTAGGTGTTACAAGGCTATCAGGACGGATTCATGATCTCAGGCAAAAGGGATATGATATAGAATCCGAATCAGAAAACAGGTATGGTGATAAAGTCAGGTACTACAAATATTTTTTAAAAGAGAATAAAAATGACGTTAAATGAATTTATGAAAAAGAATCCTGAAATCAAGTTAAGCTTGATCATAGAATTATTAGAGCAGGATTCAGGAGCATATACAATATTTATTAGTAACAAGCTCTATACATTTGTTTATGATAGGAATGAAGGTATAACCGTAAAGGAGGGGAATAATATATGGGAGATAGAACTTTGATAGCATTATCAAATGCGTTAGGGTACATAGCTGAGGTACAAAGCTATGATCCGTATTCAAATGAGTTTGCTAGATTCTGCAAAACAGAATTAGGAATTGAAATTGAATTATTGAAGAAGGTGAGGAGGATCGGGTTTTGAATGATTACAATGCAATTGGAAAATTAGTAGGCGGTAACGAGGGTAGTAAATGCAACTACCCTTTTAGACTTGATACATACGGATGCGGTTGCACCCATGATTGCAGTTATTGTTATGCAAAGTCGTTGTTGGATTTTAGAAAATTATGGAATCCGAAAAATCCGAGCGTGGGAAATATTTCGAAAATTTCAAAAGAGATCCGAAAGATACCAAAAGGAACAGTGGTGAGGTTAGGAGGGATGACGGATTGTTTTCAACCAATCGAAAAGATACACAGGGTTACGTATAAGACAATCAAACTCTTAAACAGGAGAAGGATTCACTATTTGATTGTGACTAAGTCTGCATTGATCGCAGATGATGAATACATCCAAGTATTAGATAAGGATCTTGCTCATATACAAATAACGGTAACTACATTGGATGACGAGTTATCAAAGACATATGAAAAGGCTAGCGTCCCTAGTGAAAGGGTGAAAGCGATATTAAAGCTTCAAGAATTAGGGTATGATGTACAGATCAGGATCTCGCCTTATATTCCTGAATACATGGATGTTAACAAATTAAATGAATTAGGGATTGATAGAGCGTTGGTTGAATTTTTGCGGGTGAACACATGGATTCAGAAATGGTTTGACATAGATTATTCTGAGTACACAGTGAAACAAAATGGGTATAGGCATATGCCGTTATCATTAAAGAAACAGTACTTACAAAATTTAAAAGGATTTAAAGAACTAACATTGTGTGAGGATGAAACTGAAGCATACGAATATTGGAAACAGAACGTAAACTTTAACAAGGAGGATTGTTGCAATTTAAAATTATGACTATTTATGATAAACTAATGGAAAGAGGAATTGATGAATAAAGATTATTGTGTTTATGAGCATATTTTCCCGAATGGCAAAAAATACATTGGTATTTCATGCAATGTCAAAGAGCGATGGAGAAACGGTAAAGGGTACGAAAATCAGCCTAAAATCGCAAGGGCTATAAACAAGTACGGGTGGGAGAATGTAACGCATAATATCATCATTGACGGTATATCGAGAGAGCAAGCAGAAACGCTTGAGAAGTATCTAATAGCAGAGTTAAAGACGATTGACAGAGGCTATAATACTTCCACAGGCGGTACTTGCAAAGTTGGTTATTATCTCAATGCTTATACGCTTGCTATGATCAATTATGCTAAAAAGAATTTTGAGCCTAATTTTATATATCCTGTTTCGTTCAATGATGGCGAAGAGATAGGAATGCCAGAGATTATAGCAGATGGAAAAACGGACAAGGAAATAGCAGAATTTTTCAATGAAGCTACAAGAGCAGTAACCACGAAACACAGGAAATATAGTACAACAAGCGAAGATGATGTGTTTGCTTATTTCTTTCATATGCGAGAATATTATTTGTTGTCACTCGATATGAAACTTGGCGTTGATGTGTCGCAATGGGAAGAAAGTTTATGTTATTTGGAAAGACAAAAACTATAATTATGGTTAGAAGGCGGTATAAATGAAGATTGAACAATTAGCCATCAAAGAAATAAAACCTTATGAGCGTAACGCAAAGAAGCATGATGAGCGACAAATAAAAAATGTAATGCAATCAATTAAAAATTATGGCATAGTTCAGCCATTGGTTGTCGATAAAGACAATGTGCTGATTATAGGACATTGCAGATTAATCGCAAGCAAAAGATTAAAATTAAAAGAAGTTCCTGTTGTTCGCATGAATGAATTAACGCAGGAGCAGGTGGATAAGTTACGGCTCTTGGATAATAAGCTAAATGAATCTGAGTGGGATCTCGATTTACTTGCAGAAGATATACCAACACTTGATTTTAGCGATTTTGATATTGATTGGGGATTGCCCGAAGATATAGAAGAAAACACAGAAATCGAGGAAGATGAAGCACCCGAACCGCCAACAGAGCCAAAGGCAAAGTTGGGCGATTTATATATTTTAGGAAACCACCGCTTAATATGTGGAGATAGTACGGATATTACTGTTATTGACAGGCTTATGGATGGGGTAAAAGCATATTGAAGAAATGGATAGAATTAGACAAGCCATAAACAATACAGAATCAGAGTATTTAAAAAGGGATTATTTAAAAGCTTTGAATCAAATGCAGAAGGATTTATTGGAGTATGATATGTACAGATCGCAGTATAGCGGAAGATCTTGAAAAACTAAAGGAACAAATGTTTCAAACAGACGACAGGAGAGAGAAACATAAATTGTATATGCAGATCCAAGAATTAAGAAAAGTGTACAGACAAATTACAGGGAGGAACTACAAATGGACAACATAAAAAAAGATGGTGGAGTATTTATTTTTGAAAATTGCAAGATCGCTATTTATGAAATAACCGATAAAACAAGGGATGAATTGAATGTGGAATTATCAGATGATGAAGAAATGGAAGAAGAATTTTACAATCCATTTGAAGAAGCTGTTAATCATGCTATTGATGTATTAAAAGGAGTAAGTAATGATACATCACTACATGACTAAATATGTTGAAGATGTTGTTAATACTCCGTATAAAAGCAGAAAGAAATGGAGCGAATTAAATGGGTAAATTAAAGATTGAATATGTTCCGACAGAAAGTCTTAAAACATACGCTAATAATGCGAAAATTCACACAGCAGAACAAATTGAACAAATTAAGAAGTCGATAAGAGAATTTTCTTTTAACGATCCAATTGCAGTTTGGAAAGATAATGAAATAATCGAAGGGCATGGCAGATTGATTGCCGCCCTAGAATTAGGTATTGAAGAACTACCAATTATTCGGCTAGACAATTTAACGGACGAGCAAAGAAAAGCGTATATGTTGGTTCACAACAAGCTGACAATGAATACGGACTTTGACCTCGATGTATTGAATGAGGAATTGGAAAGCATTTCTGATTTTGAAATGGAGAATTTTGGATTCGACCTTACTGGCTTCATAGAAGATGAGGCGGAAGAAAAGGAAGAAGGTGAGGTTCCGTTTACAGAAGAGTTGTTGTTAACTCATAATTACATAGTATTATATTTCGATAACGACTTTGACTGGGAAGTGGCCCAAGAGAAGTTTGGATTGCGGCAGGTTAAGGATTTAATACCGAGGAAAGGACAGCCGAAGGGGATTGGCAGAGTAATAAATGGTAAAGAGGTGCTGAATTGGCAGAGTTAAGCATAGTGATTCCTTCCTACAAGCGATGGGATAAATTGGTTGGGTATGATTATTGGACAATGGCAAAGTATATCGTGCCGGAAAGCCAGTATGAAAAGTACATCGAGGGAAGAGATAAAGACAGATTCATTGCTATCCCCGACAGCGAGGATGGGAACATAGTTAAGAAACGAAATTGGATATTGAAGAACATTCCGAGACCGTTGGTCATGATTGACGATGATGTTGCTTGCTTAACTATGTGCGAGGGAGGAGAGTATTTTGAAAAGCACGGCAGAGCAAAACAGATGATACCATTGAGTTCGGAACAAGCCGAAAATGTATTTATACAAGCGGCTAATTTGGCATATCAATGGGGTTGCCCAATGTTTGGATTTAATTTGAACACGGATGGAAGAAATTATCAGCAGTACAAGCCATTCTCGCTAACACAGCCAATCTTAGGTCCTTGTAGTGGGCATCTTGAACATGATTTGTTGTATGATGAGAATATGGATTTGAAAGAAGATTATGATATCAGCATACAAGCGTTAAACAAATACAGAAAGATATTGAGATTTAACAAATATGCTGTGGACGCAGACCACAAGAACAACAAAGGCGGTTGCGTGTCTTATAGGACAATGGAAAGAGAGGCTAAAGCGTGTAAGGCGATAGAAAAAAAGTGGGGGACTAAAATAATACATTACAATACTAAGAACGGGAAATATACAAGTTATTTGAATGGCATTGTCCACATTCCCATAAATGGAGTATAAAATGGCAAATGAACAGAATTTGTTAAAGGGCGATGAAAAGCATACATTTACCCTCGAGGAAGCCTCGAAAGGTGGCAGAAGGTCAGCGGAAGCGAGAAGAGCAAAAAGAGACCTCAGACAAGCCCTTGAGATGTTATTGGAAAAAGAATACAAGGATAAAAAAGGGAATGTTTTGTCTGGAACGGAACTTATTACAGCCAAGCTGTTCCAACAAGCTATGAAAGGGAATATAAGAGCTTTTGAAACGATCAGAAGTACAGTCGGTCAAGACCCAGTGCAGAAAGTTGAGCACGTAAATATTTCGGATGAAACGAGAGAACAAATAGAAAGATTCTTGAATGATGAATCAGAGGATGTTGGTATTAAACAAAGTAAAGAATAGGCCTGTTGATTTAGCACATGCGTTAGGATTTAGTTTATTGACGGATGTGCATAACGAATGGCTCAAAGATATGTTTACAGGCAAAGAAGACAGAACACTGCAGGCTCACCGTGGTTCGTATAAAACTACTTGTGTGTCTGTAGTTTTACTTATGCTTATTATTTTTAAACCAAACAAGAGAGTTGCTTTTATTCGTAAAAGTGATTCGGCCGTAAAAGAAATCATAGCTCAGGTTGGAAAGATGCTGAAGTCTGAGTTTATTAGCGAGATAGTTAGAATTGTTTGGGGCGTTGATCTAGTTATAACAAAAGAGAATCAAGTAGAGATTTCAACGAACCTAACAAACGACCCAAGAGGAAGCAGCCAATTAATAGGAATGGGTATCAAGGGCGGTATTACAGGCAAGCACTATGATTATATATTCACAGATGATATTGTAACGCTTGATGATAGATTATCAAGAGCCGAAAGAGAACGAACAAAAGCCATATACAGAGAACTTCAGAATATTAGGAACAGAGGCGGAAGGATTTATAACACATGTACACCGTGGCACCGTGACGACTGCTGTTCTATTATGCCGAATATAGTCAGGTGGACTTATAAAGATACTGGTTTGATTTCTGATGAGGAGATAGCAGAGCTGAAGGAAAGCATGACAGCTAGTTTATTTGCGGCCAACTATGAGTTGAAACATATAGCAGATGATGATGTTATCTTTGACAATCCAAAAGTTGGAGCAGATATTGAATTAGCTAGAGGTGGTTATGACCATTTAGATTCAGCATATTATGGAGAAGATTACAGCGCATACACAGCGATTAATATACATAACGGAAAGTGGTACGTATATGGAAGATGCTGGAGGAAGCATGTTGATGATATATTGGAACGGATCGTAGAACTACACAATGACATGAGGTGTCAGAAATTACATAACGAGTTGAATGCGGACAAAGGATATGTGGCAAAGGAATTGCGTAAACGTGGTGTGAAGGTCGCAACATATACCGAAACACAGAACAAATATATCAAGATCACTTCCTATCTGAAGTTTGAGTGGAAGGATGTTATTTTTGTTGAAGGAACGGATCGGGAATATATTGATATGATTTGTGACTACAATGAGAATGCGGAGCACGACGATTGCCCCGACGGACTTTCCAGTTTACTCAGAATTTACCAAAAGAAAAAGCAAAGACAAGCTGAATCAATTAATGTATAATAAACCTATGGAGGTATGGACATGAAAACATATCAGGACTTGCAGGCATTAAGAAATCGGGCGGTATCAGAAGCAACTATCATTGAGTTTGTTCGATCTGTTATTAATGATTATGAAAGTACAGAAGATTACAGAAATGCTAGAGTAGCATACGAATATTACAAACATAAGAATGTTACAATTAATGAATATAAAAAGCTGTTATACAGGGTAACAGGTGAAGCGGTGTTGGATACATATTCGCCAAACTATAAACTGGCTAGCAGATTCTTTTACAGATTTGTAACGCAGGAGAACCAATATCTTTTAGGTAACGGAGCTACATTTGGTGATGAATCAACTTCGTTGAAGTTAGGAAAAGACTTTGATAACAGATTGCAAGAGTTAGGAAAACACTCTTTGATAGCTGGTGTATCATATGGATTTTTCAACCTTGACCATATAGATATGTTTGATGCTTTAGAGTTTGCTCCGTTATTTGATGAGAATACAGGAGCATTGAGAGCTGGAGTCAGGTTTTGGCAGATTGACGGAACGAAACCATTGAGAGCGACATTGTATGAAGAAGATGGATATACAGATTACATATGGCGTAAACGTGACGGAGAGAAAAAGGACTATCTCGGACAGGTATTAAATGAGAAAAGGCCTTATATTGTATCGGTACAGATTTCAGAAGCAGATGGAATTGAGATAGTTGATGGCGCAAACTATCCGAGCTTCCCAATTATTCCGTTATATGCAAATGACAATAAGCAATCCGAGTTAGTTGGACTGAGGGCACAGATAGACGCATATGACCTGATCAAGAGTGGGTTCTGCAACACAGTTGATGAGGCTAGCTTGATTTACTGGATTGTGAATAATGCAGGTGGAATGGACGAGGTTGACCTTGCGAAATTCTTGAATCAAATTAGAACGGTTCATGCGGCCGTTGTTGAAGATGATGGAGCGACAGCAGAAGCACATACAATGGACATTCCATATGCGAGCAGGGAGGCCTTATTAGATAGACTGCGGTCAGACCTTTATGAAGATGCTATGGTTCTTGACACAAAGAACATAGCGAACGGAAATATCACTGCTACACAGATAAAGGCTTCGTACAATCCTTTGGATCAGAAAACAGACCTATTTGAAT